AAAAAACCAAAGTAGAGCTTGATAAGAAGCTTGCCCTCGCAGGAGGAACAATGACCGGAGCTTTGACGCTCTCAGGTGCTCCTACTGCCTCCCTTCACGCTGCTACCAAAGCTTATGTTGATAGCGTTGCTGGTGATGTAACTTCTCTTCAGTCCGAAGTAGATGCTACTCAAAGTGGTGCTGGTCTTGGTGCTAACGGTGCTTACAGTGCTAACAGTGGTACGAACTACTTAGCTTCTGTTACCAGCCTTAAAGCCGCTGACGAAGCTCTTGATACACAACTTAAAAGCGTTGCTGACGCTGTATCTTCTAACGATAGCGACATCTCGACCCTCCAGTCCAATGTTTCTACTGCTCAATCTGACATCAGCACTCTTCAGTCAAATGTTAGCTCGAATGACAGTGATATTTCTTCACTTCAATCTGATGTTAGCACGCTGCAAAGCAATGTCTCTTCGAATGATTCGGACATCTCCACTCTGCAATCGAATGTATCCAGCAATGACAGCGACATCTCTGCGTTGCAAACTGCTACAGGATCGCTCGCTTCTGACGGTAACTCCGCTTCCTTCTCCGGTAACATCTCCGCAGCCAATGCTACTTTCAGTGGTAACTTGACTGTTAATGGTACAACCACTTCGGTAAACACCACTAACATCGATGTAGCTGACAGCATCATGAACCTTTCTAAAGGTGCTGGTTCCGGAACGAATGCTTCTAATGACGGTGGTTTCATCGTTGAGCGTGGTTCTGCTGAAAGCAATGTTGCTTTGATATGGGACGAAGGAGACGACATGTTTAAGGTTCTCTCTACTTCCGCAACTGCTGCTGCTACTGACATCTCTTCGACTGACGGTTCAGCTACTCGTGCGAAGTTTGACGGTAACATCTACCACAACGGAACTGAATTAGGAACCGTTGCTGAGTTCGAAGCTGCTTTAAGCTAAGAGTTTATCTCATATCTATCATTAAGGGGCAGTCCAATCGGGCTGCCTCTTTTTGTTTACAAAGATAACAACTATTAATACACTAAGTATATGCTAAGTCATACCGAAGGAAGTAAACTGCACGACAAGATAGCTGGTGCATATCGTAACAGTATTGATCTGATGGAGGCTGAAGGAGAGTACAACGCTGCTCTATTAAACGGAGCTAGACAGTTCCTCAAGGATAACAATGTTGTTATGGACTCCGGAATGGGTACTCCTCTACAAGCGTTAGCTGATGACTTAAAGACTTTACCATTTGAAGAAGAAGAAACACCAAGAGATACCGCCCAAGCTACGGGACTTTAGAAACTTCCTGTACCTGGTTTGGAAGCACCTAAACCTCCCTGACCCCACCGAGCTACAATACGACATCGCTGAGTACCTGCAACACGGTCCAAAGCGGTCTGTTATTATGGCGTTCCGTGGAGTAGGTAAGTCGTGGATAACAAGTGCTTTTGTAGTACATCAGTTGCTGCTGGACCCCTCTAAGAACATACTTGTTGTATCAGCTAGTAAGAATCGATCAGATGACTTCTCTACCTTTACCTTGCGAATTATTCAGGAGATTCCCATTTTACAAGGATTAAAGCCGTCAGAGAACCAACGATTCAGTAAGATAGCTTTCGATGTAGGACCTGCTCCTGCGTCTCACGCTCCCTCTGTTAAGTCCCTTGGTATATCATCCCAGCTAACAGGTTCTCGTGCTGATATAATCGTGGCAGACGATGTGGAGGTAGCTAACAACTCCGCTACTCAAGGAATGAGAGATAAGCTGGATGAACAAGTAAAAGAGTTCGACGCTATCATTAAACCCCTAGACTCCTCAAGGATCATCTTTCTTGGTACTCCTCAATGTGAAGACAGTATATACAACAAACTGCGGGAGAGGGGCTACAAGAGCCGTATATGGTCTTCAGAGTATCCAGACGATAGAGAAGCTATTAACAACTACGGAGGCGATTTAGCACCCCTTATAGCGGACAGAATAACACCTGAGACAGTTGGTACCTCTACAGAACCCCTACGGTTCACTGATCTGGACTTAGAGGAAAGAAAGATGTCGTACGGTCGGACGGGGTACGCTCTTCAGTTCATGCTTAATCCTAAGCTATCGGATGCTGATAGATACCCACTAAAGATTAACGATCTGGTCATTATGGATGTGGATGTAGATGTAGCCCCTGAGAAGGTAGTGTGGTCATCTGACCCTGATAACTGTGATAGAGAGTTACCTAATGTAGGGTTGGCTGGGGACAGATACAGAAGACCTGCTAACACTGTTGGGGATATGATACCGTACACAGGCTCTGTGTTATCTATTGACCCGTCTGGTCGTGGTAAGGATGAAACAGGGTACGCTGTAGTGAAGATGTTAAACGGTCAGCTGTTTGTTCCGGATGCTGGAGGGATAAGAGGTGGATACGATGAGAAGACCCTTAAACAACTTGTAGCTATAGCAAAGGATAACAAAGTTAATAAGGTAGTGATAGAGTCTAACTTTGGTGACGGTATGTTTATGGAGCTGATAAAGCCTCTGTTTAGAACAACCTATCCTGTAACTATAGAAGAAGTCAGACATAACAAACAGAAGGAGCTTCGTATTGTTGACACTCTTGAACCTGTACTCAATAGCCATCGTCTAATCGTTGACCCTTCCGTCATCACGGATGACTACAGGTCTGCTCTTAGCTATCCTATTGAACAACAAACCAGGTACATGCTTATGTATCAATTAAGTAGGATAACAAGAGATAGAGGTAGCTTGGTACATGATGACCGTCTTGATGCTTTATCAATAGCTGTTGGTTATTGGGTGCAGCAGATGGCTGCTGATGTTAACCAATCGATGATTGATAGACAACAAGAGCTGTTGGAAGAAGAACTAACAAAGTTTACTGATAGCTTTCATAAAAGAAGTAATAAGGTTACCGCTTACCTCTGGTCGTAGTCGCTACTGCTCCTACTCCTTAATAACAAATCTCTTTAGTAGATATATAAGGTGCTGTTGTAGTTAGTTTAAATACAGGTCTATTTATAGACACACCTATCCTTAAAAACCTAAGTTAAAGAATATGTATCAGTAGCTATTGTTAAAGTAACAGCGAAAGAACGGATGTATGAGCTGTTCAACAGAGTCTTACTGATATGATGGGTGTTGAAGTATCTGCTAATGTTATCTTTGTTAAAAGGAAAGGAGCAGCAGTAACAACTTATACGACTCTAGAACGAAGTGCTTGTACACTTGTTGTTTAATACTTTGAATTATTTTAAAGTACAGTTATAGGTACTATCTTAATATCAATATTATAACGATCTCACACCGAAGGAAACATGTAAAGCATAAAATTTAAAACCCTAGATAAACACTGGTCAAGAATCGGTGTCTCAATACTGTCTCAATAACATCTCGTTCGCTACGCTCTCTCTTCACACTTGCTCGCTTTGCTCGACAACTGTGATCGTATATGTATTATTACAGGTGATGAACATTAACGATCAAACAGACACCTTCCAGTACGAACTAGCAAAGCTCATATATCGATTCAAACGGGAGTACGATCTTAACGACTACACAATAGCAGGATGCCTTGACTTCGCTAAGCTGTCTGTACTGACTGAAACAGATGATGTTATCTTTGAGGGAGTAGACGATCTAGTAGAGGACGATACAGACGAGACCTTTGACCCAAGCTTCTAAGCTAAGCATCTAACTTATATAGACGACTCCTAAAAAGTTTTGGTAGAAAAATCTGAAGCCCCTACGCTATATACGCGCGCGTTAATTACCCCCGCATACCCGTAAGATTATTATAGGACGGGGGGTATTTATACAATTAGACATAATACATATTGCCCGAACTCGCCTTGGTAATCAATGACTTATGTAACAAATCAGCTAGAAATCAGGTTTTATTGCTTATTTTTTTTTCCTTATTGCAAGTAAGTTGCATTAGCAGGTCATCAATAGCTCGTCAAATCGCTGGCTATCGTATCAAGTTATCATGATGCGTTGATGTTTAGTCTTGTGTTTGTTTTTCTTCTTCCAAGTTCTATTTTCATTTTAAATTGAAATGATTGAAATCTAATAGCTTTGATAAGTACAACTAATACAATCATCATTTTAACTTTTTTTGATGGAAGTATTGGCAAGCTTGTGGCATGGGTGATTTCAGCAAGGCAATTCAGCTTTGTCAGAAACAAAATAAGAAAATGAGTAAATCAAATTACCAATCAGCTATTGAAAGAATAGATAAGGTCAAAGACATGGAAGCTCTAATGCGATTAGAAGAAAGTTTAGAGCGTCTCTATAATCACGGGATATTCACCGAAAATCAATACTTATGGCTTGATGCTTATATGTGTCAAAAATCAAATGTCATTAGAGGGTACGAATCATTAAAGAAATAGCACCATGAACCTAAACACCGAAACCTTAACATGGGAAGCATCTTTAAACCTTCTCAATCTAGACAAGACACTTGTAAGAACTCCTGACTATATGGGCATCGCTTACTTTTGGCATTATGATTTTCGATTTCATTTAAGAGACGCGAGCTACGCCAAACGCAGAAAGATTCACAGCCAATGGTTAAAACATGGTATTGACTTCGACAAGCCTTGCGATACAGCTTGGAACATCGTCCGAAAAATCACAGGACTTAACTAACTATCAATCCAATAAAACAAAATACTACTATGAAAAGAACCATTACAGAATCTGACTTCGTTAATTCATTCGATCAATATAACAGAGGTACTAACTTTAGCGTAAAAGCTCGCAAGCATCTCTTTCAATATCTCACAGAGTATGAGGAAGATTGCGGAGTTGAACTGGAACTTGATCCAATCGCTTGTTGCTGTGATTACACAGAGTACGATTCAAAACAAGATTGTATAGATGCCTTTAAACACCTTGACGCTTTCGAGATGTGTGAAGAAGAAGATGAGTACAGAGATGTTTTCTCGGACTATACCTCTGTAATTTCTTGGGATGACGATTGCGTATTAATTGCTCACTTCTAATTCTATTACCTATGAAACAAAAACTAATTGACCTTCTCATCCTAAACTTAGCATTTGGTAGTTTTTGGCTATTCGCTTTAATCTACTTTACTTCCTAATTACTTATCTACCTATACTATGAAAAATAATATCAAAATAAGAGTAAGAGAAGATTCAATGGGATGTTTACATTTAACTCCGATAAAAGAATCTTACATTGATCAAATCATCAATTACCTAAAAGAATTTAATGTTGAGTCTGATGGTAGTGCTTTCATTCAATCTGATTATGATGTTGAAAGTTTTTACGAAGATTGTAATTACCGCCAGAAAAGAGATATTCAATCAGGATGGGGTGCAACTATGTTATTCGATGCTTGGACTTTCCTGAATTATATCGGATGGGATGCTTGCGAATCACTTGAACTAAAGTAAGAAAATGAAAATAAAAGAAGCTAATTCAATCACGGGTGGCTTATCAAATCCATCAAAGATGCCGGGTAGAGCTTACTCTATACCAGCGAGCCGTTGCAATGTCGGTTCTAAACTTGCAAAGGTAAAGGGCTCTGTTTGTCATGGTTGCTATGCATTAAAGGGTATGTATCGATTTGGTAATGTGCAAAAAGCATTAGAGAAACGATATCAAAGTCTTGCTGATGTCAGGTGGGTCAATTCAATGGCTTTGTTAATATCTAACCAATCAAAGGATTATTTCCGTTGGCATGATTCAGGAGATATCCAGTCAATCGATCACTTGCACAAAATAGTTCAAGTCTGCAAACTTACTCCTGATACAAAGCACTGGTTGCCTACACGAGAATATAAGATTGTAGAGGATTATATCGATCAACACGGAACTTTGCCTGATAACTTAATTGTCAGATTGTCTGCTCATAAGGTTGATTTTCCTGCACCAGTCAAACTTGCAAAACGATTAGGGGTTCAAACTTCATCCGTTGTAACAAGTAAAGATTTTACCTGTCCATCATCAAAGCAAGGTAATAAATGTCTTGAATGTAGGGCTTGTTGGGATAAATCAATCAGTAATGTATCTTACTCTAAACACTAAAACTAAATTAATACCATGAAACAAAAACTAATTGACCTTCTCATCCTAAACTTAATCTTTGGATCATTTTGGTTATTCGCTTTGATCTACTTTACTTCTTAACCTTACCTGACCATGAAAATAG